TCCAGTCTCATCGTAGCCGGATCGATTTCCGATAATAGACTCATAATTCCGGCCATGTCTTTTTCTAGGCATGGCGCGGATCCGGTCACAATTAAGATTTTTTTATTTTCACTTTTCACTTTTCACACTTCACTTTATTTCACCCCCACCTTAATCCTCCCCCCCTCAAGGGGGAGGAAATATAGTGGCGGCATACTTTGATTACTTCGTTACTTTGACTAAGACACCCGGACGGCAGCACAGCGGCAGCGGATTTGATTCGCAATGCAGATCGACCCATCGTCCCATTTTTTCCAATGCCTGTTTTGCATATAACTCAATGCCAGGCGTGTTGGCTGTTTCGATAAAGTCACCCGGTGCGTTTACCTGTTTGAATGTGTTCATTGTGCCAATGGGGAATGCGTGTCCCTCATCAGTGGCTATGAAATTGCGTGTATTCCCATCTTTATCTGTGGCAGTGCCATTATATTCTTCCCAGGTAATCCCGCCGAGTTTGAAACCCTTGCGAGGGTCTGCGCCGGATATTTCAGCAGCGGCCTGCCAGTTGACGTAAAACTTTTCTACGTTAGCATGGTTGATGAGAGCGTCAAAAAATCCCGATGATACGAGAGCGCGGACTTCCGTCTTTATTTCGCCCATTAAATTCGTTTCAATATGACGCAATACTTCGCGGCATTTAGCGGTTACATTCGTGCTGGAGTTGGTCAGCGCAAAACTGATTGTCTTGGCGGTAATGTCAAACTCCGTGTAAAGATTGAAAAGGGTTGATCCGTCAGCGTCTAAAATAATGCCCTTTAAAGCGCCCATTCGCAGATGTTCCAGGGTTATGGCAAATTTGTTTTTTGCCGACTGCAAATGTTTGTTCATAATGGTAGAAAGCGTTTCCAGTTGGTTGGTCTGGCCGAATGCGCGTACACCCTGAAACTCTTCAGGACGAATGACATCATCAAGTGGAATATGCGGAACGGCAAATGAGCGTACTTTGCGTTTTCCCATTTTATTCTGCGTACCAGGCGAACCAACAGGTAAAGTCGGCAGAAGATTTAATACACCGTTTTGCTCTTCGACAATCGCCGTCCGTGTTGTGATTCCTTCCGAATTATTGAAAATGCCGAGTTCGTTTGTCCTGCCATACATGTTCGGCAAGATATTTATTGCCGCCGTTAGATTCGCCATATTAAAGGCGTCCTGCTCAAAAGGGTTGATGATTTCGCCGCCCGTATCGCCGCGCTGATTGCTCAATTGACGGGGAATAATATTGGAAAGCGAAAAGGGATCCTTTAATTTCCCAAAATATCTTGATATTTTTTTCATCGTTATTTCCTCCTACGATAATTATTTTATTTTTTTTATTTGTTATATTTTTACCTTCTTAATCCTGGATCCCGGCCTTCGCCGGGATGACATCGGAATTATGCTTCGTCCGCTGTATCAATTCCTTTGGCCAGTAGCTGCGCCATTGCCGCGGCTATCTGGGCGGCACTAAATGCCGGGGAAATGGTCGGCCATACAAGGTTTGCTTCAATGACTATGGCATCGCGAATAATGGCGACGGCCTGAGTGTCAGCAGTCGCATCGCACGCGGCAGTCAAAATACCGTATGCATTCTGCGAACCATCGACGGCATCCGGATCCAGTTCGACGCATTTCAGCGATCCAACGGCAATTGTGATTGTAAAGCTGTCGCCGACTTCAAAATCGGGTGAACCATCGCTAATTGTAAAATTAATCTGATCGTTGACATAGGCTACGCCGACGACTGCATTAGGCAGCGCGAACCCATCCGGATCTTCGACGGAAAAGATACCGGCGCCAGCCTGTTTAATAATGCACCCCAATGTATAGATACCAACTTTGGCTTTTGCTCCGGCAGTTACACTTGCACAAGTGCCGCCGCCTGTATTGGTTCCGGCCGTTCCGGTTGTCGGGCAAGTTCCCAGTTCTTTACGTCCTATAACGGCGCCAAGAGCTAAATCCTGGCCGGATTCGATTGTAACAACTTTGCGCGAATAATTATTTTCGGCTTCGAATTTCAGGACATCGTTGAGGTAATTTCCTTCGGTCTGGCTTGATCCACGCTGTGACGCTACTTTCCGGCGGAGAATATTTCCGAATATTCTTCCGATATCAACGCTGAATTGAAGAAAAACAAGGCTTATAAGAGCCAATAAACTAAACATGATTTTCATTTTTAAATCCTCCTTGTGATAGTTCTAAGTTTTAGGTTCAACGTTCAATGTTCATTTTTGAACGTAATTATTTTTTCTCTACTGCTTTGGCGCGTTTCTGCGCATCCAGAATCAGCGGACTGACTTCGCCGGTACCCAGTGCGCCGACGCTGCTGCCGATATGCTGCTGTTTTGAATCAGCGACCTTTGCCGCTAATACTTTCTTTTTCGCGTCTTCGATGCTCTCGCCGCTCTGAATCAAAGCCAGCGCCATCGCTTCTTTCTTTTCCTGGGTGCACATTTCCAGAATGCCCGTGACGCGCGCCATGACGGCGGTTTCGGTGTCTTTCTTCATGCCGGCAAGAATAGCGGCATAATCGATTTTGCTGAGATCGCCGGCCATCATTTCAGGCTTAATGCCCAGGCCTTTGGCAAACGCACCGGCTATTTCTCCCATGATCGCGGTACGGTCCGGCTGGGTTGCCTGTGCTTTTGGCACAAAACCGAGCTGAAGCAATGCCTGTGTAAACAAGGCCATCTGATCCGCGGGCAGATCCTTAGTCATCGCCCGTAATTGTTCTAAAAATTTTTCCATATTAACGCCTCCTTTTGATTTCTTTTTTGATATTTCGCTTATAGCCTTTGTCCAGGGGGCGACGGAATCGGCCAATCCGATATCCACCGCGTTTTTCCCGTAATACAACGCGGCTTCCGTATCCCGGACAGCTTGCGGGCTGATGCCGCGATTCCTCGCTACTGTTTTGGCAAATAAATCATAAGTCGAATCGACGATATCCTGCCCGACTTTGAGCGCTTCCGGCGATAGCGGAAAATGACGATCGAAATCGTTTTTGCGCGCGCCGGCGAATATCGGGGTAAATTTAGCGCCTTCTTTTTCGTCATATTTGCTTTGGTCCAGATGTACCATGATACAGCCGACGGACCCGAGACTTCCGGTGCGCGGAATAAATATTTTTTCCGCTGCCGACGCTATGGCATAGGCCGCTGAAAAAGCGGTTTCGTTGATGACGGCGTAAAGCGGCTTGACGTCGCGCGCGTTATAGATTTCATCAACCAGATCGAAACATCCATGCACTTCGCCGCCGGAGCTATCCACATCAAAAATAATGCTGGTAATATTCGGATCCGCGAGCGCTTCATGAAATTGGGAGCGGATGTTTTCATAAGACGTATCGCCGAAAAGCCAATCCATAATTCCTTCGCTCTTATAGGACAGGATTCCGCAAACAGGAATGACGGCGATGCCGTTTTGAGGTTGTACTCCCGGGCGTAAGTTCATGGCCGAAGACAGCGGCATTAATTTCCCGTTGATCGGTATTTCTTTGCCGATGTGCGCGCTTAAAATACTCAATACGGTATTCAGGCTCGCGGGATGTATCAGCCAGGGTTTGTTAAATATTCTGTCGGCTAACTGCATAATGGAATTATTTGTTTTCATTTTTTTTTCACCCTCACCCTCTCCCCTCAAGGGAGAGGGAAGAGATTGTTTTTATTCTGTATCATTCACGATTTTCTTTTTCGGCGGCGGCGGTTCATCGCCGGCAATCACTGTTTCAATCGCTTTCTGCATCGCGCCGGATGCCGATGTATTGCGCGGATCACTGTCAAAGACCAAACCCTTATCATCGGCCCGCTGATTATCTTCCGCGATTTCCTGATCAACTGTTTCAATATCGCCGCCTCGTTCCGCGATCACCTGGGCGCGGGATTTGTAACCGTTGCGATTAGCCATTTGTTCAGCCAGTTGATCCTTGACCGGGTCAACCCAATCCCAGCCGTCCGGACGCCATTTAATACGTAGATACTTGCGGCGGTTCTT